TGGCCATCACCAGCGCCAGATCATCGTTGGTGAGCGTCTCCATGCTGTCGCCGAGTGCTGCGATCTGCGGATCGCGCCGCGCGGCAATCATCATGGCCGTACCCATGGGCTCCACCAGCACGCGGACCCCGTGGCCCAGATCAAGCCAGTCGGGTGTGTTCGACAGGTTCAGTCTGAGCATGTTCAATACTCCGCCAGGCTGTTAGTCAGCACGACCGTACACATCCGGCCTGGATCTGCCGCCAGTGCCGCCTGCCAATCAAAAGTGGCCTGAATGCCCTGTGGTCCGCTGATCTCGACCCGTGGCCGCGGCAGATAGACGGCATGGGCCGTCAGCTTCAGCCCGACGCCACCAATGAGCGTATAGTCAAACTCCAGCGTGCAAGCCTCACCGTTGATCGCTTGGGTCACCAGGGTCTGATCCGCAAAACGCACGACGATGTTGCCCGTGAGGGCTGCCACAGACGGATCCGCCCCGTCGATCTTGCCGTCCGAGCGGATGGTCTCAATGCGGTCGAGGTTGTTGGCATAGTTGATATCCGCCGTCACCACATTGCCAATGGGCTGGCTGTTGCGTTTGATCGAGCCGTTGAAATGACCAAAGCGCGTCAGCGTTAGATCGGCCAGAGCGCCCGCGGCAGATGTGGTCGCTATTGTTTCGCCCTGGGCAACGACGCTGGCGGTTGCGGTCAAAAGTCCGGCGCGGCCCATCTGCCAGCTCAGACTGTCGAGCTTGCAGCCGGCATACATCGCATAGCGCGGCAGCTCGGGCATACCGGTCTCGATGGCGAAAGACGGCAGGTTCCAATTGCCCGACTGGAACGTATGGGTCTTGGTTGTGGTGCCGGCTGTCGTGGGTGCACCAAAAGCGGCCTTCAGCCAGAACCCGATCGAGGCGGCATCGATGGGGATCACTACATCGCCGTCCGCTGTCACAGCGTCCTTGATCGGCGCCAGCGGATCGCGGCCATAGCCCAACAGCTCTGAGCCCAGCAAAGGCTGCTCGGCCCCCAGCGACGTGCTGGCAAACGGAATGCGGGTGAAGCCGCTCGCAGGCGGCGTGCCATAGGTTGTCTCGAACGCCAGCGCCATCTGCGCGCGCGCCCCTTGGGCTCGTGCCATCGTGTCTCTCCTTGAATGTCAGCTATTGGGTATGATCAGGCCAGCGCGTCGCTGGTCGCGTAATGCAAGATGATCGGAATGATCGCGGCCTTGATCGCGGCACTTCCCTCAACGGGCAGATCGACCGGCTCGGGCGCTTCCGCCTCGACCCAGTCGCACAGGCCGCGCAAACTTCGGTCTGCCGCAACAGCCGCACCAATGCGCCCGATCAGCCGGTCAAACCGCGCATCACGCTCTTCGCCGGTTTGCACGATCACCTCGAGCTCGGCGCGGTGCTGGTAATGATACATCAACGGCGAAAGCGTTACGCCGGGCTCGCCCGGGTTGCCATCGCGCAGGATCATCAAACCGCTAGGCGGGATCCGCTCCGGCAGTACCTCGCCGCGCAGTACTGGCACATGCGGCACCGTGCGCAGCAGGTCCGCCAGAGCGGTGAGGATCGTTTCGCGCGGCGTCATCCGGTCTTCCCTTTGACCCAATTTGTCACGATCGCCTTGGGTATCTTCTCTTGCGCGGCCTTGGCATCACGCTCCAGATCCAGCCGCTTGCGCAGCTTCACTTGCGGGACCAGCAGGAAGATCGGCACGGTCGTCAGCCGGCGCCCGGTCTTGGACCGCGAGGCCACGCCGACCCCGCGTGTGTTCAAGCGGCCTTCGGCCACCAGTAAGCTCGGTCCGCTGCGGCGATAGATAAACCGCAGCCGCAACCCGCGCCGACGTTCCCATTCTCCCGGCGTGATGCGCCCACCGCGAGCAGATTTGCCCGCGGCAGGTGTGGGGATTGCCAACCAAAAGCCGTTCTGAGAGCAAATGAGCGGCCCCGTATCATGGGCGCCGACAACCACCGGCGCTTGCGACCAGACAAGCGCCGCTGCATTCAGACTGGGCTTTCCTTTGGGGTATTGCGCCGAGCGGATGGTCCGCGCCAGCCGTTGTCCCAACCCCGCACTGGTGATCTGCCCGCGCCAGGCTGTCTTGAGACCATTACCAGCATCACCGACAGCCTTGGTCACAGCCTTTTCACCAGCGGCGATCTCAGCAGCCATCATGGCCCCGATATCACCGAGGACTTCCAGACGTATCATCGCGTGCCCTCTCAATCAGCCGGTGTGATCTGCATGCGGGTCCGGCCAGTAGGGCAGCAGCTCTGCCGTCCAAACAAGCCGCTCACGATCGCGCTGCGGCGTGCCTTGCACCACAAAGATCTCTGCCCCGATCTCAAAGCGATCCGCTGCTGCCAGCTCCGGACAATCGCTGATGCGGACATCCAGAACCACGCTGTCACTGACCAGCCGCGCCGCGCCAAACTCGAGCATGCGGTCCGGGCTGCGGCGCATCACGCGGAGCGCCACCTCCGGCCCGACGCCCATCTGTTGATAAAGCGCCGGGGTGGAGAGGTTCGGATCGCTGAACAGTACGTCCAGCGCTGCAGTGAACGCTGTCATGCTCGGTCAACCTCAGTTGCCAGAGTGCAAACGGATCGCCATGCGCGGCCGCTTGTTGACGGGCAGTATCGAACTTTCGGTCATCAGATCAATCCAGCGGCCTTTGGCGTCGATCATCTGGCGCGCATAGAGCGGCAGACCGATGGTGTTGGCAGTCTCCAGCAGGTTGGCAGGGCCGCCATAGGTGGTGAAGGTGTCGAAGGTGCCGATGGGGAAGGCGATCCCTTCGCCTGCGGGGATCAGACGTTCTGACGTTCCGTTCGAGAGGGTGACAGAGCCGTTATATTCCTCGAACAGCATGCCCGCGAAGGGGAAGGCGCGGCGCATGTCTTCGCGCAGCGGCTGGCCGCCAGTGGCCGAAAAGAACTTATAGGCCTCTTCTGTCTTTGGATGGCTGATCAGCTTGTCGAAGAATTCCGAGCTGACCAGTGCATGCGCGGTGGTCATTGTCTCGCCAAGCAGATTGTCTTCCATGGCGCGCAGAACGCTGCGGACTTTGCCCTGCACATTGGTGCCTGCTGTGCCAAAGGCAAAGTCGACCGAGATCTTCTCCAGACCGAACTCGCTGAAATAGTCGTAAAGCGTGGTGCCGGCACCGTCCTTCACGATGCCACGCAGCGCATTCATCTCCATGTATTCGCGGGTCTGGGCATGTTTGCGGCGCATCAGTGTCAGCTTGCGGTTCATCACTTCAACGAGGGGATCGGCGGCGTCCGACAGGCCCAGCGCGGGCATCCCCTGAATGTCAGCGGGCAAGATCACGTCGTCATGGGGGATCCAGGGTAGCGCAAAGGACCGCATCGAGCGCTGTTCGCGGTTCCCAACAGTGGCGGGCGCACCCAGCGGCACGGAGGGCAGAAGGCTGAGAACGCCCTCGCGCTGTTCGATCACGATGGAGCGTTGGGTGACGCCTTGAAAGCGGAACAGGCCAATCTGGCCAAGGCGGGTGTAAAGATTGGGCAGGATGTTGATGGCCTGCGTCATCTCGGCGAGCGAATAGCCGCCCGCGTCAAACGGGTTGCGGGTGATGGTCATGGGGAACTCCGGGGGATTGAGGGGGAAGGGGCAATGTCGTGCGGCCAGATCAGGCGGTGTCGCGGGCAAGGATGCCCAGCGCTGCCAACTGGCTGTGCTTGGTGGCAGTCTTCGCTGCGTCATCGACGGTGGCATCAAAGACCAGTGCTGCTTTCGAAACGATGGCGGGGCCGCGCACGATAACCAACCCCGCCGCATCGGCGGATGTGGCATCAGCTGCGTAGAGCAGAACAGCAGCTGCGGTTTGCGCACCATCTGTGCCACCTGAGGTCGCAAGCTTGTATTTACCGCTGGCGGTAATCCGGCCGAGCACGGCGCCAACGGGATAGGCGGCACCCGCCAGCAGGGTAATTGTTTCGCGGGTGAAGTTTGGGTTGAGCTCGTATTTCAGCAAATCGCCCATGCTGGGGGGCTGTCTGAGAACATTCATGTTGGGGATCCTTGTGGTCAGAAGACAAAAAGATATCCCCCACCGGGGAGGAGCGGCGGGGGATCAGGTGGCGGGGCAACAGGCTTTGAGCGTGCTTCAGTGCCTGCTGCCAGCTGAGGCAGCCTTCTTCGCGGCAGCCAC